AATGTTGTCGTCTCCCATTGTGCTTGATGTTGCATGTCTATCGTACCACATATTTGTATTCATAGGTGGTGGTACTGAATAGCACCAGGCTATTCTTAATTTAAGCTCACTAACTAAACAATTTAATACTAATGTCAAAGCTCCTCCTGATGTTGTACCTCCAAAAGTTCTGTACACTGTATTTTCAGCTACGTGGTATGATGCTATAGTTTCTTCCATGCATGTTCTTACTCTATTACACCATTTTTGATTATAGAATTCACTCTCTATGTACTCTTTAGTCCATTCTCCATTTTGACAAACAACTATTTTTGTTAATTTATACATTCCTATTCTAATAATTGTCATGAATGCTTCAGCTAATAGTTGTTTAAAATTAGTACCATCAAAATTCTCTTGATCTCCATCAATACCTTGACATGATACTCTTTTGTGTCTAGCCATAAATTCTCCCCATTCTAAACCAGTGCGATCTAATCCTGGCGCAAAGAATGTTCCATTGTGGTGTTGCATCATAAAAGCTACGTAATGTAACATTAATCTTCGTGTACATAACGTAACTGCTAACGGAGCTATGGAAAACATTCTTGTTTTTGGTTTACCATAAATTTTAGATAAAGCTCTTCGTTCATCTTTCAAACAATCCAAATAAGGGAATCCCGATGTTTGGCATTACCCCCATTTCTTCCATAGGTCATCTGCTTGTTGCTGTATACTTTCTCTCATAAAATATTTAATACCATCAAATTCAAACAAATCTTTCTTTCTAATTTTATCGATGGACCATGGATATCCTGCTGATGTAGACATATCTATTTTATCCATATAAGGATAAAAATGACATCCATTTATTGTTGTATCCCAATCTAATGTAAATTCAGGGAATATAACTCCTCCTTTGTTGTAAAATTGTCTAGCCATTGCCATTCCACTTTCATTAACTATGTCCTGATCATAAACTGCATAGTCAGCTAAACCTTTGTATTTGTCAACTCCGTTTTGTATTAAGCAAATTCCTTTATATTCTTCACTTATTCTTCTATCATAATCTGATAATACGGATGGTTCGGTTGTTGGTTCTTGTAACAACCCATGAATGGTTGATTTCGTTAGCGTCGTTTTTGTTGGTGTCTTAACAGTATACACTGTACGACCTATTAATTCATTAGAGCCATTAACTTGAATTTTACCTTCCAAGCTATCTTTAACTGCTGGTTCCACTAATTCGATGTTCTTTTCTAATAATTGTTCTTCTAATGACATTAAGTTATTTGTTAATGCCTCTCTATTAATTAGAACAAAGAATCCTTTACCTGATGCTGTGCTTGCTACATGGTAACCTAAGATGTGTGGTTTTGATACATCTTCTAATAACACAGGGTTACCACATGTTGATGCTCCTGATGCATATTGACCTACACCAATTACTTGTCTAATAGTATCAAATGTTGATTTATAATTACCCATTCTCATTGTTAACTCATCATCATCGTATTCAACTTGTTCTCCTGAAATCTTAATTTCAAACGATTGTGATGTTGTTATCGTTTCATCTTTAATTGTTGATTTTAAAAATGTAGCTAATCTACCTTCTAAAGCATAATCTCCTGTCCAGAAATGATTCATAATGTTTCTACGTGCATTAAATTCTGTTATTTTAACTTGATATAATCCAAAATCACGTTTAATATCAATAAATAATCTTTTTGGTTCAAATATAACTATATACTTTGCTGATGTATTGGTAAATTGAACTGTAAACTTTTCTCCTTCTTTGAATTTTCTTAAGAAGTGAGCTGGTGCCATTATTGTATGTCCTTTAATAGCTATACCATTTAACGTTTCATATGTTTGTAAATCTGTAAGTTTACATACGTTGGATAAAACTACATTTCTAACGTCATCCAATCCACTATTTCTAACAACTTGAACTTTAACATGTCGATCTTTTGTTGTTCCAGAATCAGGTGTTGCTCCATTAATATCATTTATTGCTGTCATCATATTGTAAAAAGTATATGCTGTACATACTCCCATTACAATAGCTAAAAATGCTGAATACACAAATCGATTTGTGTTAATAAAACAATCTATACCGCATCTCTCTGCTATATAATGTGCTAAACTGACTGCTGCAAAACTTCCTATCGATACTCCAGTAGCTGCTCCAAATTTAAGTACTTGATCCATCAACGGAGAAAAGTTAGCACTATTCTTCATAACTTTTTCCATTTTGGCATTGGTATTGTCTCTTGCTCTCTCTAATCTGATATGATGTAAATTATATGCATATTCAGTTAATTTTCTCGCCTCTAACATAGTCATAGTTTTATTCATTTTATCATATATGACTTCATCTGTTACTTCTGCTTTGAGTAACTTAAATAATCCTTTTTCTGGATCTTCAAAAACTTCAGCATTCTTTATCATTTCAAATGATAAATGAGATCTTCGTGCTAATGCTGCTGGATCTCTTATAGTTGTTGCTCCTGTACCTGGATCTTTTATATTTGTTAATAAAACAACAACTTTTGGTCTGGCTTGAACTCCTTTAACTCCCACTAAAGGATTATCTAAAGATGGCATTGGTGGTATAAAACTAGCTGTTGATATTAAAGCTATTAATTCATTGTAATCTACTTCTTCTTTATTTTGACCAAAATCATCATACAAAACTATCTCTGCTTTATCGTTAAGAGCTGTCCAATATGGATCGTTCACTGTTCTTGTGTATGTGACGTCTTCAACTTCTGCTACAGTTGATTTTTTAACTATACCGGATACCAATAAAGGCCAAAACATTGATTTTCCAACTCCCGGTGCTCCAAATATTCTTAAACAGAAAGGTTCTTGTCTCCTGTCTTTGTATCTGCGTGGTGTTTCTATATCACCAGCCATATTTGCATAAAATCTACTAAATATAACTTCACCAGATAATCCATTTTCATTGATATAACTACCTACTTTCATCAAATTTTCTTTAGCTCTTGTTTTACGAATTATATAATCGTCATCAAATTCATATTCACCGTTTTTAAGCATAAAAGCATCGTTAACTAAAGCTTTAAATGTCTCATCGTTTAACAATTTCCATCTCAAATGTTTTGCTGGTGATGTAAATCCCCATAAATTACCAAATAAATCTTTAACTTTCTGTATAATCCACTCCATATTTCTAGTTGCTCCTACAGTTAGTGAAAAAGTAGCTAAGAATGGTTTAATATAATTAGTCCAAGCTCTTCCAACTTGTATTCCTAAAATTGGTTTCAAAAAGTCCATACATCCATTTGCATCTGCTTTCTCCTTTTCTTCCTCTTTCTCAATAACTTCAATTATTTGTTTAGTTATTGTTTGTGCTGTATTAAGAGGATATGCTCTAAACCATGATTGTGAAAATTCTGCGTATGTTAGATTGTGTACTTCACAAAATTTTGAAACGTTGATAACATGGGTTTTGGCACAATTACATATTGGTTTCATGCATTCTATTGTTTCATTAAAAACTAGCATATTAGGATACCTAGTCAAATCGTTTTGTTCTGATTTGAAATTCTTACCTGGTAAACGTGCTCTAAGATGTACAGGATGCCAATCTTTACAACCTTCTATTCTACATTCAAAACCTCCACACTCTTCTTCTTCATCATCAACCTTTGCTTCTTCTTCTTCTTCATATTCATCCGCAGCTAAATGTTGTTCAATATCATAAATGATTTTCTCAATCTTATCAATTCTAAGAGCTTGATCTACTATAGCTTGTGGTAATTTAATTGTACTAAGTTGACTAAATATTTCGTCTCGCATCTTTGACATACGTTGGTAAATATCATCATTTATATCTTTCATTCTTTCCATCATTTCTTCAGCATGAAGAGCTGTTTCTCGTATTTTCTTTCTATCAGCTCTATATTCATCTATTAGTTTACCAAACTCTTCATCTATAGTTGTTCTAACATTGTTACGCATGTCAGTTTTCAATGTATTTAATTCTAAATACATTTTATTGAGTTTGGTATGATCATTATCAATTTCAGATCCCATTGCCTGAAATTTAGCATTTATATTTCCTTGATCTGTTCTGAAATCAGTAAATGCTTTTGTGATGCTATTTCTCCATTCTACTAATTCTGATGTTATATTTGAGTTTGCTCTACAAACTACTAATCCAAAAATAGCTCCTGCTGATAATAAATATGACTCTTTAGTTGTTGTAGATGGAATATATGTTATTTTATCTGGATCATCTATCTCTATAGCATCATAATATTCATCTCGTTCTTCTTGACAAGGTTTGCCTGTTATTTTAGCTCTAATTCTATTAAAACGCTTTTTACCTTGTCTAACTCCTGCTTTAAATAGAGTAGATCTCGTATGTTGTGTATGTTGATATATAGCTTCAAGCCAATAATATATTATAACAACTAATGCTCCTAAAAATACAAACATTGGTCTTTCCTTCGCTGCTACAACTAATGCAAATACTGATAGTGGATTTAAAGAATCTAAAAACTTATGTATTGCTATTTTAAAAGTTTTAATTGCTATTAATTCTGTGTATTCTTTAAATGTTGTTGATGCTTTATGAAGAGCTTCTTTTATTACTTCAGCTTTCTTACTTTCATAAATAGTATTTGTTGTTTGTTTAATCTTTTCTTTCAAAGTTACAAAAGGTGATAACACTGTATCTTTCATTGTTGTTAAAGCTCCACCATTCTTTGATGTAATAAGAGTTTGTTCAAATTCTCTTACCATAGCAGCAAAATCTTCTCCTGCTTCTTCAGGATTTTGAATAAATTTTGTTTCATTAGCATCCCATCCTTTCTTTTTGAGAAAGTCATTGTTGTTATAATTGATATTAGCTGAATTATTTGCTGCTACATTTGCAAATGATCTGACTTTTTGTTCTACATATTCTTGTAAATCAGATTCAAATTGTACCTCCAAGTTTTCATATTTTGGTACTGTTATTTTTCGAAGTTCGCTGGGTTTAACACTAATATCATAATCTACTAATACTCGAACTCCTTTACGTTGTGTGTCATCGTTGATCTTACCTGCAGATTTGATGGAAACATATTCTCCAAAATTCGTGACTTCAATTGTTTTATGGAGAGATTTACATATACAAAAATTTTCTACTTCTCCATTAAATTTATAAAACTGAAATAAACATTTATCACAAATATACACTTCACAATCACAATCACGATCTACTTTATAAAATTTTTGAGATTCACAACAGATCGTACAAACACCGATTTGAGGTTTTGATTTAGGAATGCTTTCTTTTTCATGATCGCATCCAACTTGATAATACCTAGTTCCTAATGGATTATATATCCAATTTAATCGCTTTTTATGTTGACAGAATCTATGCTTACTATATTTAACTAATCTTTCACTATCTGTCATATTATTAATTTGTAATTTATCTAGGTATGGCGATATAATATTTACTCCAGTCACGGTTTTTCGTTCCTCAAATCGTTTATTGTAATGCATACGTGACTCTTTCTTTTTCTCTCTACGTTCTCTATCAGCTTTTCCGTATTTAGTAGGCATATAATCGGATCTGCCGCCTACTACTTCTGTTTGTTTTGCCAATATTTCTCTATATCGCTTTCTTTGTGCTGTTAGTTGTTTTCCACCTACTTCAACTCCATCACTTGATTCAAAATTTTGTCCATGAATCAACTTGCCGAACTCTTTTTCGTTCGCATATTTAATATCATTGTACTTAGATACGTACAAAGATTTTCTTTCAACTGCTCTAGTGTTAAATGCAGCAGCTCCACCTCTAACTTCATCATCTCCACCAACTACGCCTTCCAAATATTGTGGTGTTGTCATTATTGAATATTTATGATCATTGAAACAATGAAAATAAAAGCTCCTGTTGATACCTTGACGGGGTCGCTCATAACAGGGAATGTTGAATTGGTCGGATCCTAAAACGTTTGCGGGGTTCGATTGTGTAAACAAGGCCATGAAATTTATGACACTCATTTTTGCAAGTTCATAATTATAGAAACTATAAAATATGAATACTCCTGACTACAGGGTTATATAATTCAAGTAATAAATCGTAATAAAATCAAATTCATTAAACGTACATAATTTCGTAATCCAAATAAAAATCGGTCCGGGGGGGTTAGAGATTGTGACAAGTATTTTACACGGAGGTGGCAATTCACAACGGTGCACTGCTTGTCTAAATTATAATATAGGGTCTCCT